TTTCCGTGCTTACCCAAGAGGTGGATAATAACACCTCAAATATAACCACCCTCACGGCAAGTGTATCGACTTTGCAACAAACGGCTACCGAGATTTCGGCTGAAGTTTCTATGAAGGCGGATAAGACGTGCGGTGATTCTTCTTCCTCTTTCGGATGGTCGCTTACGTCAAGCGGCTTTTATTTATATTCCAACGCAACCACCGTAATGAGCGTTACATCAAGCGGTCTCACCGTCCAAGGAGCGGTCAATGCTACTAGTGGAACGATGGAAAATATGACAATTACGGGGTATCTTCGTTTTGGTGGTAACACCTCTTATTACATCAGCGCAAACTATAACGACAGTAACTATTATTTGAACTTGCCGGGACTTCGTATTGATAAGGCTTCCACCGCGGTGTTTTCTGGTAGGCTATCTGCTCCTAGTGGCACAATTGGTGGATTCACTATCAGCACAAGTAAAATCTACAAAACAAAAACGACCTACAGTGATAGCAATACGGGTGTCTATATAGGCACCGATGGTATAGGTCTTGGCGCGGGGGCTTTCTATGTAACCGCTGCGGGTGCGTTGACTTGTACAAGCGGCAAAATCAGTGGCTTTACCATTGGCGCATCAAGCCTTTATAACACGAAAACCTCCTATAACGATAGCAATTCGGGTGTTTATCTTGGCACGGATGGCATAGGACTTGGCGCAGGTACTTTCTATGTTACCTCGGGAGGTGCGTTAACTGCGACATCGGCAACTGTCACAGGAACGATTAACGTAACAAGCGGAACTTTCCAAAGTGCGCATATCACGGGTAGCATTTATTTCGGTGAAGGTACAAGCTACTTTATGAACCCGAACTTAAATAACGGCTCGTGGTACATATACCTTCCCAAATTTAGGGTGGATGATACCTCGGCATATTTCCAAGGAACGTTGCAAGCCCCAAGCGGTACTATCGGCGGTTTCACTATAAGCACCTCAAAGCTCTATAAGACCAAAACCACCTATAGCGATAGCAACTCTGGTGTTTACCTCGGCACGGATGGTATCGGACTTGGCGCGGGTACTTTTTACGTAACCTCGGCAGGATACCTTTATGCTACAAGTGGTAAGATTGGCGGTATGAGCTTGGCAGCAAGCCAGATGTACTCGCAGAACTTTATTCTAGGTACTGTTTATGACGCCAACGACTCCACAAAATCGTTCACGACACTTTCTTTTGGAGAGACAAGCGGTACAACCTTTACGGCAACTACGGTGCTTACGAATAGCGGCTGCTATATGCAATCCCTCTCAAGTAATGCCATAGCTTGCGGTGTTATCCGTGTGCAATCCATACGAGCTGATTCGAGCATAAGCGCCAACACGGGCTTTTATTTCGGCTATTCTGGCGGCTCAACGCAATATTATGCCGAACTGTCGTGGAGTGGTCGGATAATATACCTGAAAATTTATAACGGTAGCGGAGTGCAAACCACTCTAACTGCGGCAAAGACATTCACTGTTCACTATGCTTGTATTTGGGGTGGAGATACCACTTGGAATGCAACCGTGGCAAAGGGGTCAAGTAGCACCTCAATCGATACAAACGCATTCTGGGGTATCGATTATGCCACCTTCAACTATTCAAGCTCAAACAAGGCGCAGCACACCTATTACTTTACTGTATCGGGAACGAGCGCATCTACGACTATTACTAGCTACGGGCATATCGTGCCTTGGAGCAATAATGGCTACGATTTGGGTTCGGCGGCGTATAAGTGGCGTAATATTTACGGACAGGCAGGCATCGTTAATACCTCGGATAGAAACGAGAAATTTGACATTTTGCCGCTTGCCGAGGTGTATGAGCGCATCTTTGATAGCCTTGCTCCCGTATCGTTTAAGTTCATAGAAAATACGAGTGATAGAACGCATATCGGTCTTGTGGCGCAAGATGTCAAGGATGCCGTTTTGGCACAAGGTCTTACGACCAAGGAATTCGCAGGATATTGCGAGTGGGAGAATGAAGATAAGACCATCGGCTGCGGTTTGCGATACAGTGAGTTCGTAGCTATGAACATCCACGAAATACAAAAATTAAAGGCTCTCGTCAAAGAGCTTCAAGAAAAAATATCTTATTTGGAGGAAAACAACCATGAAACTTAAAGACCTTATTGAGGCAAATGCACCCCTTAAGCGTTTAACCGAGAAGCGCTTTGTCAGCTACAAAAAGATGCGAGAGCTTGTTAAATTACGCAAAGCGGTGGAGCAAGAGGTGGAATTTTATGCCGCCGAGGAAAAGAAAGCTATCGGCCTTTATGCCGAGACAGACGAAGGCGGCAATCCGTTTTTCCTTGATGATGGCAGACTTCGCCTAAAGGATATGGAGGCAAAAGTGGCTTTCGAGAAGGAAATCACCACACTTCGTGAAACCGATGTGGACGGTATCGTTCCTATTACTCTTTCCGAGAGTGATTTCCGTTCAGCCGATGACCTTCCCACGGTAGATGATATGATTGCCCTTGAGGGCGTCATTATTTTTGAAGACTAAAAAGGAGGTATGGCGTATGGAAATTATCACCGCAATTGCCGGGGTTATTACCGCTTTGGGCGTGATTTTCGGTCTTGTTTTTGCCGTTTACAGATGGTATCTGAAACAAGAAAAGCAAGATAAGGACATCAAGGCTATCAAAGAGGAGCAAACCCTTCTCACGCAAGGCGTTCTTGCTTGCCTTAAAGGTCTGCAAGAGCAAGGTTGCGATGGTCCCGTAACCATTGCAATCAAACAAATCGAAACGCACCTGAACAAGCAGGCGCATAAATAATTATTTTGGAGGATTTTATTATGACTACATTTTACGAAATCGCAACCATTCCCGCAATCGCGGCAATCGTTTATACGATTATCGACATTGTGAAGACCGCAGTGGGCGGCACGGAAAAGTTCAAGAGGTTTATTCCGCTTATTTCCTGTGCGCTCGGTGCCGTCATCGGTGTTATCGCATATTTCTGCGTCCCCGGTGTGATGGAAACGCAGAACGTTCTCGTTGCCATTATTCTTGGCGCGGCAAGCGGTCTTTCTGCCACTGGTACGAATCAGGCAGTCAAGCAGCTTACGCATAAGAGCGACAGCGAAAAAACTGAATAATACTTATTAACCAATAGCCCATCGAGGATTTTTCTTCGGTGGGCTATTTTTTATTCTGTCGAATATGCAATACCGATTGAAAAATTCATAAAAATATGGTATAATAGGTGTACATTTTTATCGAGGAGGTGCGGTAATGAGAAAAGCAGATGCCGAGAAGCTGATTCCGTATATAAAAACCACGTTCATTGCTGCATTTCCGACGGCAAAAGAAATCGTAGAAGAAACACCCTTTGTGCTAATTCCCAACCGTGGACGCGCAGAAGCTCGGCAGAAAGCTATGGAGGCTTGTGGCGCAACATATAAGGTTGATGGAGATAATCGTGGTGAGGTTATCTTCGGTCCCAAAGGCAGAGCCGTTTTAATATATACGGCGGTTGCAGAAACGGACTGGGATTTTTGCCACACGGGTTGGCACGAACTCGGTCACGTATTTACCAACCTTGTAAATAAAGAGCTTTTTATTGACGCAGAAAACGATGTCCGCGCAGAAAAGGACACTAAACGCCGTAGCGGTATGTCAGTGTGGTCGGAGTTCATTGCCGAGTACATAGCCATTCTTATTGAAAACGAAGAACCACGACCCGTGGCGTGGCCGAAGCAAGATATTCTCTCGGGACTTATAAAAGATGCCGTAGGAACGGGTATGCTAAATCCCTATCCGCTTGCCTTTTATTGCGCTATGATGATGGGTGATAACACCATAGACGAAATGTTACAACGTCAGCCCGATGCTTCAATCGGTCTTGATGAGTGCGATGACCTTCTGTCCGATATGATTGTTACCTTGCTCCGTCTCTTGGATAAGCAATTATGCAAAGAGGACTTTTGGGATATTTCCCTTGAGGAACTCGAAGGTATCGGTGCGCAAGTAGATGAAATATGGACGCATTGTTATTATTCAGGCGCTTTGACCGCACTGCAAAAGATTATTAAAAGGAACTGATATGATAAAAGAAATAGTACACGACCCCATATTCCTTGCAGGCAAATCCGAAAAAGCCACAAAGGATGACCTCTCCGTGGCGCAAGATCTGCTCGACACTCTTGTGGCGCATCGAGAGGGATGCGTAGGAATGGCGGCAAATATGATAGGTGTTCGTAAGTGCATTATTGCCTTTCTTGATGAAAGCGGTCGTGCGCCGACATATACCGTAATGCTTAATCCCACGATTATAGCAAAATCAGGCGTATATGAAACAGAGGAAGGATGCCTTTCCTTGCTCGGCGGTCCCCGCAAGTGCAAGCGGTATAAGACCATCAAGGTGCAGTATCAAACATTGGAGATGCAGACCCACACAAAGAATTACGAAGGTTGGACTGCACAGATTATTCAACACGAAGTCGACCATTGCAACGGGGTGCTGATTTAATCGATAAATAAGAATTTGTTGAACGGAGGTAATTTAATATGAAAAAAGCTTTTTTGCTTGTTCTGACATTTGTATTAGTTTTAGGATTAAGCAGTTGTGCACAGAAGGAATACGAATTACCGTGGGATCACTTCTGCTATTCTGCTAACGATGGGAGTGTCATAGAGCTTTCGTCAGAACAAAAATGGGTTATCATCGACTTGCTTAACAATGGTAAATGGTACGGAGAAATCGCAAAATGCACCTCCGATGTAAAGTTTGCAACGAAACGTCAAAGCATCGGTTATTGCATAAGTGAAGGAATCTTCAACGATTTCACTCAAAACAAATCTTTGCGACTTTCAGATGAAGATAGAAGTACTATTAATGGATATTTGGTAAAACAGGCGACAAAGTTGATCGATATTGAAGAATACAAGGCTCTTAAGATAGAGGATACGACATCTATTGAAGTGGTATATGATTATATTAAGGGCGAATTTACTACTTACGAATTTGTCATTGATAACCAAGAAACAATCGAAGATATCATGACAGAAATAGTAAATATGGAACTTAAGAAGTATCCCGAAGATCAGGATATAGATTTTTATCAACGTTGGATTACCGTTAAACAAGGTGATAATGAACATCTCATCAACTTAGCGTACGTTTCTGACAACTACGGAAACAGTTATTTGTGTCAATCTCAAACAGTGTGTGAAATTATTGAAAAATACATTGAAGATAACTTGATTTAATAACGATAAATTCCAATTTGTCGAAAATATAAAATGTTAACGCTTGTAGCGTAATTGCCTACGGCTGTGTATAGACTATTGACATCAAAACCGTTATAATTATGGCGTAAGGAGGTATTTATGACGCTGTCGGAAAAACTTTATAACTTGCGCCGTAAACAAGGATTATCCCAAGAAGCTCTTGCCGAGAAGCTGAATTGTTCAAGACAAGTGATTTCAAAGTGGGAAAACGGAACGACATCCCCCGATGCCGAAATGCTACAAAAATACAGCGTACTTTTCGGTGTCAGTATAGACTATCTCGTTAAAGAAGATATTGAAGAACCAACAAGCGTGCAGCCTGCCGAGAAGATCAATGGAAACCAAAAACTTCTTGGTATATTAGGCCTTGTGATTTCGCTTTTAGGATGCGTTTCGCTAATCGTGTTTGGTGCTATTTCGGTATTTAGTTCTGAAACCGCTGACAAAATAGCACAGTCATCTATGATAGTCATTGATGGCACATTTATTGCAATGCTGGTATCGGTGTTGTTTGTGGTCTTTGGAGCTATAATACTTATCAAAACAATGAAACATAAGTAGGAGGTTTCAATGAAAAAGTTATCAACGACATTTGCAGCACTTGCAATATTACTTACAAACATTATGTGCGTTGTGGTAACCTATAACTGTACAGTTCTTCGATATGCACCGGGTAATAGCGCACCTTGGGATGTAGGACTACTTTTTGCTATCCCATTCGTGATTGGAATAATTGTTTGTTCCATCGTTTCACACATTGCAAAGAAAAAATGCAAATAATCTGAATCAAACAAATTCCAATTTGTCGGTGAGATATTATAAGCCTATTTTGGGAGTTTTCCCAAGGTAGGCTTTATTTTTATGCCCTTTTTCAAAAAAATCCCTTCTAACCCTTCATTTTTTTGCTTTCCCGAGGCTTTTAGGTGGGAGGTGGTATCAATGACCAACGCAGAAAAAGAAACCATTATAGCGCTAAAAATTCAAGGATTAGGATGTAACCGCATCGCAAAAATAAGTGGGGTTCCGCTTGGGACCGTTAAATCCTTTTTGAGTAGAACCGCAATAGAGCTTCCGAAGACTCAAGACGGCATTTGCTTGGAGTGTGGTGCACCTATTGCTGCCGTTCCGCATACCAAGCCGAGGCGCTTCTGCTCCGGGACGTGTAGGCAGAAGTGGTGGAACGCACATCTTCACATGGTGAACCGAAAGGCTTTTTATAATTTTACCTGTCCGTGGTGCGGAAAGAAGTTCACCGCTTACGGCAATGACCACAGAATTTACTGTTCCCGCGAATGCTATGCTGACGCAAGGAGGAAGAATGGAAAATTACCAGAACATTTTAATGTATAAGCTCGCAATGCATATGGCGGAGGAGATGCTCAAAAAAGGCATAATTTCATCTGACGAATACGACAAAATAAACGATAAAATGTGCGAAAAATTCTCCATAAAAATAACCTCAATATACCGCAATATGACTTGATATATAAGTGTTTTAGAGGTAATATGTGACTACCAAAAGGAGGTATTTATGCGAGTAATAAAGGACGTTACGCCTCAAATGGCGACCGAACTGAAAAGGCTCCGCGTTTGCGCCTACGCACGTGTCTCTTCTGGCAAGGATGCGATGCTGCACTCGCTTTCAGCCCAAGTCAGTTATTACCAAAAATTCATAGCTTCCCACATCGATTGGGTGTTTTGCGGAATCTATGCGGACGAGGCTTTCACAGGTACGAAAGAAGTCCGCCCACAGTTTCAAAAAATGCTTGAAGAGTGCCGTAGTGGCAACATCGATTTAGTGGTTACCAAGTCAATCAGCCGCTTCGCTCGTAACACGATTACACTTTTGCAGACGGTGCGAGAATTAAAGGCACTAGGGGTGGATGTTTACTTTGAAGAACAGAACATTCACACCCTTTCAGCAGACGGAGAGCTTATGCTTTCCATTCTTGCTTCCTACGCACAGGAAGAAAGCCTTTCCGCAAGTGAAAATCAAAAGTGGCGCATCCGTAAGTCATTTGAGGCGGGACAGATTACAGCCGCCTTTCCAAAACTCTTTGGATACCGAGTAGTTAAAGGCAAAATCACGATTGATGAAGAAACAGCGCCCATAGTGCGTGAGATCTTCTCGCAATTTGCAAATGGTGCAAGTTTGGCAGAAATAGCACATTGGCTCACCGATAACGGAGTGCCGTGTATTGTAAAAGGCGCGTGGTCAAGCAAAAAGGTGAAGCTTATTCTTTCCAATGAAAAGTATTCAGGCAACGCACTTCTGCAAAAGACTTTCCGAAATAACCACCTTGAGAAACGCAAGGTTGTCAATCGAGGGCATTTACCGCAGTTTTATGTGGAAGGCACACACCCCGCCATAGTGGATATGGTTACATACCAAATCGTAAAGGAACGGCTGCAAGAAGCCTCGGATTATTTCACCCCAACCACACCGCAGAGCGAATCTCCCTTTTCAAAAAAGATGGTTTGCGGATACTGCGGTGAATACGTAAAAAGAGCAAAAAACAACGCACGAACAGTATGGAACTGCCACCGATACCTTGAAGATGGCAAAGCCGGGTGCGATAGTGCAAAGCAAATTCGTAACGATATGCTTGAAGACCTTTGCTGCGAGGTGTTCGGTTGGGAGAGCTTGGATGAGGAGTTTATACGCAAAAAGGTGGTAAAAATCAAGGTTTTTGCACATAAACTTATCTTTGAAATGGCAGATGGTACAAGCATAGAAAAAGAATGGAAAAACAAGTCCCGTTCGGCTTCTTGGACTCCCGAGATGCGTGAGAGGGCGAGACAAAGAGCAATAATTCAGCACGGAGGTTAAAATGGGAAAAGTTACGGTCATTCCCGCCACAAGGGATTTTCACACAGGCATAGCAAAAAATAGTATGCGCAAACGCAAAGTCGCGGCTTACGCGCGTGTTTCCACCAATAACGAAGAACAGTTGACTTCGTATGAGGCACAGGTGGATTATTACACCAAATATATTCAAGGCAGAGCCGATTGGGAGTTTGTCAAGGTTTATACCGATGAGGGCATTTCAGGCACGAATACAAAGCACAGAGACGGCTTTAACGAGATGATTGAAGATGCCCTTGCCGGGAAGATTGACCTTATCGTAACAAAATCAGTCAGCCGTTTTGCGAGAAACACGGTAGACAGCCTTATCACCGTCCGCAAGCTCAAGGAAAAAGGCATCGAGGTCTACTTTGAAAAAGAAAACATATATACCCTTGATAGCAAGGGAGAGTTGCTTATAACGATTATGAGTTCCTTGGCGCAGGAAGAAAGCCGTAGCATTTCGGAAAACATCACGTGGGGCAAGCGAAAATTCTTCGCAGACGGCAAGGTTTACCTTCCTTACAAGAATTTCCTCGGCTACGAAAAAGGCGAAGACGGACTCCCCAAAATAGTCCCCGATGAGGCCGAAGTTATCCGCTTGATTTACTCTATGTTCCTTGAAGGCAAAACAACCTATGCCATAGCGGCAGCGCTTACCGAAAGCGGTATTCCAACCCCAAGACGCAAGGAAGTATGGAAGCCCGGCACTGTGGAGAGTATTCTTACAAACGAAAAATACAAAGGCGCAGCCCTCTTGCAGAAAAGCTATACCGTGGACTTCCTTACCAAGAAAATGAAGCCTAACGAGGGTGAGGTCCCACAGTATTATATCGAGGACAGCCACGAAGCCATTATTGACCCGAGAGAGTTCGAGCTTGTTCAAGCAGAAATGGTAAGGCGCAAGGGACTCCGAGCAACCTATAGCGGAAACACAGTATTCGCTTCCCGTATTATTTGCGGTGATTGTGGTAGCTTTTATGGCGCAAAGGTGTGGCATTCCAATTCGCCTTATCGCAAAATTATCTACCGCTGCTTTAATAAATATGCCGACAAAGACCACAAATGCGAAACTCCACATCTTACGGAAGATGACATAAAAACCGCATTTATTGAGGTCTTCAACCTTATGATGGCTGATAAGCCTGCCGTTATTGAGGTGTGCCGAGTGATGCAAGATACCCTTACAAATACCATCGAGCTTGACGCCCAAATTCTAAAAGCCGAAGAAGCTCTTTCCGACCAACATACACTTTTACAAAAACACGTTGACGAGAATATGCGAACCGCACAAGACCAAGAGGAGTTTTGGAGACGATATGAGGCTTACGAATCACGCATAAACGAGCTTGCATCAGAACTTGATGGACTGAAAGCCACAAGGTTAAAGCGAATTCACGAGGCGGAAATTATAGGCGCATTTATGTTCGAGCTTTACGAAAGAGATGGCGTTATAGAAACATTTGATGAGCGCCTTTGGGTTACTTGTATAGACACCGTCACGGTCTATAAAACGGGCGAGATGATATTCCGCTTTAAGAACGGAATGGAGATAAAGCACCAGAAAAAGTAAATAATTATAGTCAAAAATGCTCCTACGATGCTT